CAGGTTAGAATCCCTTTGCGTAACAAAACCCCCTACAGCCAGCATCATGTCAAAGTAAGAACATTCCGTTCTTAATTGTGGCATCTGCGGCTTTAAGTGTTTGAAACGCTTAGGGACCAGGGCAGTACGGAAGCCAGAATCGTTCCCGAACCACTCTGGTACAAGGAACAAAGGTCCGTCTATGCACTCAGCAAGAAACTGAACTGTTCGGCGAAGGAAGATATTTACCTTAGCCGACCACTCAAAAACTTGATTAAGAGCAACATAGACCTCCGAGTTCTGCGAAAGACTCTTAACATAGAAAGGAGTAACATCTACCCCCTTAAAGTAATCGCCGCCGCAAGACTCTCGGAAAGGACCGACAAGATAGGATTTATCGTGATTCACGATAAACCCGCAGCCTTCTAACGTTTCGATTAATAATGAGGCCTCGTTGGTAGGGACGATCAAATCGTCCCCAAAAACGCCGGTTTCAGACCAATCGATCCATAAAGAAGGTCCGCCTAATTTTAGGCGGACGGCATAAATCAGAGATGCAAAAATAAACGTCATAACAGGGAACGTAAAACCGTTCCCCATTGTAGACATCATATTTAAGCAAATCTGACTTCCGTCAGGTAACTCCGTAACGGGACTACGAAAGGTAGTCATCGCTATAAAGTGTTCCTTAGGGAAGAGCCGCCGGACGAGTTTCGGACTAATCATATCAGACGCGCTCTTCATGTCGATTGTTACAAGGTCGTCATGAAGACTACCGCGTCTAGCAAGAGACTTGTTCAAAGTTTGTTGCTTTGATATGTCTAGTCCTATGCTACGGAGAACTTCAGTGACATAGCCTCCATATGCAAGTTAGAGAGCCATGTTTCCGGAAGGTTCCATAGCAATCATACGTCTTGTTTCCTCGTTTTTAGGAACCGTCGCTAGACGTGAGCCGCTTACTTCGGAAATGCCTGAATTTCCTTTATTGCCATCAAAGGCACGGAAATAGACATTATTTCGCCGAAGCGTAAGAACCGCGGATCTCGCAAGACTTGTGACAGTCATAGGTTGGTGAATCTTCTGAGCAGTATGGGTACCCGACACACCATAAGATGTGCCAGGC